GTTTTAACCCAAGCAAATTGCTCTACTTTGCTTAAAGTACAAAACCAATCTGCATCACTTCCAAATAATTCTATGTTAAATATAGTCATAATATTAAATTTTATTCAAAAATACAAAAAAAAGACGTACAAATATGCACGTCTTTTCTTCCCAAATCTTTAAGTCTATAAAATTACGCTACCGTTACTACATTTCCAGTAGTTCCGCTGTAAAATTTATTACCAACTTTTGCTGTATTAACAGCTCCATCAGCTAAAGTTACTGTTACCACATCCGCAGCTACTAAAGTAGCAGTTGGTGTAATAGTGTACTCTTTTGTAGTAGCATTGTATGTAATAGCTCCTACAATTGCATTAGTAACACCACCTACTGTAAGTCTGAAATTAGCAGCAGCTAAACCTGTGATTGTAAACAAATCATTCCATTTCCAAGTTGGCTTAACATAAACTTTGTTATCAGAAGCATCAGCACGACCTACAATGTTTACATCAGTAATACCAAACAATTCAGAGTTTGGATCAAAGTCCAAATCAGTCAAAAGGTTTACATATTGATTGTACTCAAATGGATTAGTAATTTGGAACATCAAGATAGTTGAAGCCGAATTAGTACCATTGTTTTCAGTATAACCATTAGTGTTTAACATACCAGTTGTTAAACCTTTGATTTGTGTACCATCAACACTTTCAGCACATTTGATAAACCCAGTTTCGTAAGTAATCAATGTGTCGTATTGTTGGTAAGAGTTGTAAGAATAAGCAATCTTTTGGAACGCTAATCCTTGTTTAAATGTAGCAGTAAAAGTTGGTTTCCCTTGTCTTACTACTTCCAAAAGTCCTGATTGACTTTCTTGCGTTGTAGCATCTGGAGTTTCAGATACCATTTCAAAACAACCTACTAATGGAATGAAATTCCCTAATTGACATTGTGTTTGAACATAAGCCTTGTCAAAAGTGTCTGTTGCTTTATCCAATGACCATCCTTTTGGAACTAAGATTACACCATTTGGTAATCCTTCAATTGCTTGGCACGCTTCTAAGCCGCTACCGAATCTGCTTGTGGTGCAATCTACACCTGTTATAATTGCCATAATTTTTTTAATTACACGTTTGCACGTTGGTTATTTTAATTGTTGTTTCTAATAATATAGCATCCCATTTGTCAATAGTAAAGTTTTCTTCTCCGTTTCCGTAATTTGGAAACTCGGTTATTGTATAACTATTTGTCCAGGTAACGCTTCCGCTTCTTCTAAAAATATTTTCAATGTTTTCTACCAAAGGGTAAAGAATATTCTTGTAACTCAACATCCATCTTTGCTCGTTTGTCAAATCTACATTTGTATTCTGACAAGCTAAAACCAAAGACAATTTTGTTTCACATTCTTGCTTTCCTTGAACACTCGAATTCGATGTTTGATAGATTAAAGGGTAAATTGTTCTAGCTTCCTTTGAAAATAGCTCTAGCTGTCTTAATAAATGTTGTTTGTTGCCCCATTTGTAAATGGTTGTGTAACCATCTATTAAAGGCAAATTTTCAAACAATCCATTCAAAAATTCTTCTACAACTATCATAAACCAAAGTAGTTTAAAGGAGTTTTGTTTCTAAAGTAAGTAATATCATAAACATCATTATTTCTGCTTAAATACTCATACAAAGTAACTTGATTCCCTATATTTGTGTTGCCAAAACTAATAAATTCTCCATTCCAATTATTTGAAACGTCGCCATTATTATTCATCCCTCTACCTACATACATCATTACAAACTTGTTCCAAACCGAAACTTGCTTAACACTTGGGTCATTCATAACTGAATTCTCTGCTTGTGGTATTTGCATACCAGTTGTAGAGTAAGTTTGAAAGTCCATACCTAAGTAGTAAAAGAAAACGTAATAAGCTATTAGGCTAATCTTCTTTGTTCCTATGGTGTATCTCAAACCTTGCCAGTCGTCTTTTCCATCCACTAAGTCAACCCATTTCTGAATCGGATCTTCAACCCAATCTCCATTTGGCTCAAATTGTGCATTTAACTCTTGTAGTTGCTCGTAACCAAGAATATCAAGTAACAATGATTGCTCAATACTTTCAATCTCTTGAGCTAACTGTGTCGTCGCAGTCGGTAATACACTTCCGATACTCGGTTGTGCAACAGCATTTGGAATGTATAATTCCTTAGTCTGAAAGTATTGAGCATTTATTATCATTATTTCTCTATTACGGTTGAAGTCATTTCTGGAGTTTTCTCTTTTACTTTCACATCCTTAGCCAATTTTGCAACCCCCTTAGCGATTAACTTTTCAGCGTGAACTTTGTGTAGTAAATAAGTATTTCCATCTAGTTCAACTGCTTTGTAATCCGATACTTTATCGAATGTAGCAGTTCCTACAATTTTTGCTTCTTCTTCTTTGATACTAAAATTTGACATATATTAGAGTTTTAAAATTACGGTTTCAATAACGCAGCTCTTACTGTTGCAAGGCTAAACGCCATAGCTCCAGGCAAGTTGTTTTTAGCCACTCTCAAAATAGAGTAAACCTCTCCAACTGCTGACTTCTGGTTTTTAATAAATTGATCGTTGTAAGTACCAAAACGCAAGATAAATTCAGAGTGCATTTCACGGTAGATTGAACTATCCATAACAATTGCAGTACCTAAAGTAATTGCATTAGACGAAACAACTCTCATTCCGTTAATTGAACCATTTTGCATATAAGGCAATAATCTTGAATTACCCTCTGTGTCCTGTGTGAACATTGTAGTTACAATATCACTTGGGTGCATAAGAACTAAATCAGCATTAAAGTTCATTCCGTTGATTACAGATTGTGCAGCAATAACCGCAAGTCCGTTATCTGGAATAACCAAAGTATCATCCATTACAGAAGTAGTGTAAGCAGTACCATTTGAAACAATAGTTCCAATCAATCCGTTATTCCAGAATCTTACTACTTTTTCTTCAAACATCATAAGGATTTCATTGTACAACAATTCGTTGTCAACTTCAAATTCCTCTGTCCACTCGATGTGAGCAGCATATTTCTTACGCAAAGTAAGTGTTCTCAAGAACGTATCAGAAACTAATGGCTTAGTACCTCCCTCAGCAACTAAAGCAACAGCTCCCTCAGCAGTAGCTTGCTCATTTTTGATGATTTGTTGTGGAACTCTAGCAACTTGTCTGTTAGAAATAACATCTAAGATGAAATTCTCTGGGTAACGAATTTTAGAAATTTCGCTTTCAAACTCAAAGTTCTCATTTAATGGCAATAATACACCAGTATCATTTGCAACAGCAGTAGCAGCCGTGTAAATTGCAGCAGCACGCTTAGCATTAAAAGTAATCTCTAAATCACTTCCGCTTCTGATAGCCTCACAAATATCTTTGTGTTGCTCTTTTACCATTTTACGAAGTTGGAATTTTTCTACATTAGACAATTGTCTAATATTGTTTTTCTCAACTTTCTCTAATCCCTCTGCAAGGTTACGCAATTGCTCTGCAACTGTTACCGTTTGTCCTTGCTCGTTTTTTTCTTGAGCTCCAAGTACGCTTCTTAACGCTTCTGTTAAAGATGCTGAATACGCTTCTTCTTGTTTTTTTGCTCTCTCATTCATTTCGTTCTCAATAGCCGAAACGAACTTCAATTGGTTTTCATCCAATGTTGCGCCATTTTTCTCTAGCGCACTTCTTAAATTTAATGATTCCATTTTTTTCTTTTTAAAATAGTGTTACTTTTCCTTTATCAACCTCTATAATCTTTTCTTCTGTTTGAGTGTTCGTCACGGCTCTTGTCGCTAAAAGATTATGTAAATCCGTAATTTGATCAGGACTGAATTTGTCCAATACTGCTCTTTCTTGTAATTGGTTAAAACTTCTTAACTGCGCATTTTCATCACTAGAGAAAGTTACAAGCGAAATTTCTCCCAATTTTATTTCTTTTAGAATATAAGCATCATTTGTAGCATCATACTCTGTTTTATCCCATATATAGTTAAAACCATAAGATAATTGTCTTAAAACACCTTGAGATACTTGATTAACCGCTTCATCTGCATAACCTACACCCTCGATTATATCTCCCTCAAAATATAAACCATAATCATCTTCTTGTAATATTGTCGGTCTGCACAACGGCTCTGTCTGTCTATGTTGGTTTAAAACTAAAATTGGATTGCCACTTGTGCTACCAGCACCCCTTGCATTAAGACTATTTTGAGTTGCACCCTTTAATACAATCTCATTATAGTCATTCTTGCTTCCCCAAACAATAGCATACCCTTTTACCTTTCTGTCAGCAGTAATTTCTAACCTTGCTCTCTCAGCATCAAGACCAAGTGAAACTGGATTTTTAAACAAATCCCTTTGCGCCTTAAATTCTAATATTTTATTTTCCATTGTATCTCTCTTGTATTTTTAAATATGCTTCTGACATATCTATTCCGTTAGCCTTTAACTTATCTAAGTTATCAATCATTAAGCCATCTGCTTCAAAACCAGCCTTTTTATCCTCTTGCAATGCTTCAATACCACTAAAGTTAGGCTCAAAAGTCCACTCTGCTGGCAAATAATAAGCCTTGTTTAAACTTTTAGCCACATCATAAGCCGTTCCCTTAATTACATTCTGCCAAAAACTTTTCTCTGCAATCATTTGATTACTAAAAGTCGCATTGTCTTTCTTTGGTATCAATTCTTTATTAACCCCAAAAACACCAGCAATCTTAATAGCATTCTCTAATGTTTCATCAAATGGCTCTAGCTCCTTAATCGTTCCCAAAGTTTTAATGAACTGCAAAGGCACACTTGACATTCCAATAAAGTTCTTATCTCCAGTCAATCCATTTCTGTCTTGCAAATCTTTAAGCATCGTATCTCTAGTGATAGGATCAATAGCTTCTTGCAAACTAGCACCTCCTCCACCAACTGGAGCTTTTGCTAAAATACCAGCATTACCATTTTTAGCATAAACATTATACCTAGCTTGATAAACTGCCAATATGTTATTTATGTTTTTCTCACAAGCAAACAAAGGACTTCTACCCATTCCAGTTTGTGTAATACCTAATGCCGTATTATGCAATACATATCTCGGTTGTATCTGATGCTCATAAAAAAAGAACGTTTTGTAATACTCAACTATATCCCC